CAAAGCAATGGAGAAGGAGCATATTACGGATTCTTACATTGAAGGTCATAGCATATATGGTGAGTCTACAAATGCAGAACAATACTACAACGAAACTTACGGAAAAACTAAAAATTAAATAACTATGGAAAAGAAACAAACTGCGGTTGAATGGTTCATTGAACAACTCGATAAACTTGAATATGAGTATGATGTTGAAGGAATAAGCATATTAGAGTTCGACAAAAGAAAAATAGAAATTGAAAACCAAGCCAGGCAAATGGAGAAGGAGCAGATTATAGAGGCTCATGGTGTTAAAACCTTTCAAGGTTGCAAACAAGGTGTTGACTTTTGGACTCAAAAAGGAGGGGAGCAATACTACAAAGAAACTTATGGACAAAGTAGTAAGCAATAAAGTCAATTAGTGAAAACAGTAAATAGCATATCCGGAGGTCAGACATCTGCTTATATAGCCGCAAACTATAAGGCAGATGTTAACCTTTTTTCGTTGGTTCGTACAAATGACACAAGTTGTATGTTTCCCGATGCTAAATTAAGACAGATGGTGTCAGACAAAATAGGAACTGAATTTATCGGAACACTGGAAGATGATATAATCATTCACACAATGTTTGACCTTGAACAGTTTATTGGATCCGAAATTACTTGGGTTACTGGGAAGTCATTTGAAGATTTGATCAGAGATAAAGGTGGATGGCTTCCAAACTTGATGTCAAGATATTGCACAACTAATATGAAGTTAGTACCAATGTTCGAATGGTGGTATGAAAATGTACGCGAACCAGTAGAGACAAGAATAGGATTTAGAGCAAATGAATTGAATAGAGCAGATAGAATGGTAGCCAAAACAAATGAAGAAGGACTATCTGTGATAAAAGCAACTGTCAGTAAACATGATAGTGGAAAGAATAAATGGCAAGAGTTTGCGTGGCAAAAGCCCGCATTTCCATTGATAAATGATCAGATATACAAGGATCATATTGTAAAATTTTGGAATGGTAAGCCTGTTAGATTTGCCTACATGAATAATTGTGTAGGTTGTTTTCACAGAAATGAGATATTGTTAAACAAGATGTTTGAACTGCATCCGAATAAAATGGAGTGGTTTAGAAAGCAAGAGAATAATCAAGGAGGAGAAGGTAAAGGCACATGGAAGAAGCATATCACATATGATAAGATCAAGAACCACAAAATGCAAATAGAACTAGCATTGGAGGACTTTGATGAATGTGATAGTGGGCATTGTGGCTTGTAAAAAAAATTTGTTTAGTAGTTTTGACCAAAATATGTAAATGACATGACAAGAGTAATGATTACGCAACCAAGATACTTGCCCAACATGGAGCATTTGATCAGAATGAGTAATGTAGATCTAGTAGTTTTGTTAGATCAGACTGTAATAAACACACGAGATTACGAAAACAGAACAAAATTGAGGTGCAATGGAGTGGATAAGTGGCTGACAATACCTGTAACCAAAGGAAAATCAATTGCAGAAACAGAAATCACTGGAGAGTTTAAGCAAGACCACAAGAACAAAATCAAGCAGTACTACGGAAAGGAGTTTGCATTTTACGATTGGTTATGCGAGTACGAAGGACCCAGTTATGCCCAGTTTATGGTAGAACACTACAAGGCAATGGTTAAGTACTTGGGAAAGGATATAAAGATAGTCAAGAGATCAGATTTGACCAGCAACCCAGTAACCGGAAAGGAAGAGATCAAAGAAATACTGCAAATTTGTAAGGCAACAGAATATCTGACCGGAAGTAACTGCCTAAACTACGGAGTAACACCCGAATACCTGCAAGAAATTGGAGTTGAACTAAAAATGATTACGTTTACACATGAAGTAGAGAAATACAAGCACATGTGCAATATGGACATTAGATATAGCATAATAGACAGTTTAATGAAGTAATATGAAAAAAATCAAGAGAATTTGGCTAAAGTACAAGTATAGAATTGTACTCAATAAGCATGAGAGAATCATGATGCACATAGGATCCATGACTATAATGGAATCGCAACAGAACAGGAACTTCCGTAGATCGTTGTTTAGGACTTCCTTTGCAGAGGAGTTCGTTAGACTGTTACGCACAAAATGACAAATATGACACCTAAAAAAAGGAAACAACTGCAAGATGTGTTTGCAGAAGCACTGTTAAATTCAGCAGGGAACATTAGTCATGCTTGTAAAAAGGTAGGCATAAGCAGAAACACTTACTATGAGTGGAGAAAGGATGATAAGGACTTTGACAAGGTATGTGAAGAGCAACAGGAGGCTATCATTGACCTAGTTGAGACCAAGTTAATGTCCAACATTCAAGAAGGCAAGACTGCAGAGATAATCTTTTTCTTAAAGACCAAAGCCAAGCACAGAGGATATGTTGAGAAACAAGAAGTGGAAATCAAGAAAGATATGCCTGATTTGAGTGGATTATCTACACAAGAAATGCTAGAGTTGTTGAAAGAGGATGAGTAATAGGACAGAAGCAGTCAAGCAATACTTAAGACAAGAAATCGCTAGAAGAGACTTTTGGCGGTTTTGTTTGTATATGGACAGAGAGTTTTTCGAAACGAGAGAGTTCCTTAAAGAAATTGCCGATGCCTTCCAAAAGGTTGAAGAAAAGACAATCAAGTCATTGTCTGTGAGTATGCCACCAAGAGCAGGTAAGTCTTACATAACTTCATTGTTTTGTGCGTGGACACTGGGAAGAAATCCAGATAAGTCAGTAATGAGAAACACTTGTACTGCAACCTTGTATATCAAGTTCAGTTATGATGTACGTGCAATCTTAAAGAATGACCGGTATGGACAAGTGTTTCCTAATGTAAGATTGTCAGATGATAAGGCAAACTTGCAAGGTTGGAATACTAATCATTCGAAGATGGTAGGATACTTTGGAGCAGGTGTTGGAGGAACAATTATTGGTTTTGGTGCGAGTAATGTGGCTATTACGGATGATTTGTATCGAGGTATGGAAGATGCACTCTCTGATACACAGAATGATAGGATCTTGCAATGGAAAGAAGCAACACATGATTCACGTTTTGAAACTGGTTGTGCTAGAATTGACATAGGAACTAGATGGTCCATAAGAGATGTAATTGGTAAGCAAATTGATGATGGTATCTATGATCAAAGTATCATTGTTCCTGCATTAGATGAGCATGGAGAAACCTTCTGTGAATCAGTAATGACAACAGATGAGTATCTAGAAAAGAAGAAGAGAACAGAAAATTCTATATGGTTAGCCGAGTATATGCAGCAACCAATTGATGTTCAAGGTCGTTTGTTTAGAGAACTGAAATATGTTAGCAAGGAAGAGTTTGCAATAATTAGCAAAACTACTGATGTTGCTGGTAATGAAGTGTCCAGAATCGAGGGAGCAGTAGCATACATTGACGTGTCTGATATGGGTAAAGACTTTACTTCAATGGCAGTAGCAGTGGTAATAGAAAAGCAATTGTACATTGTAGATTACTTGTTCAACCGAGACAATACGGATATAACAATTCCGATGTGTGCGGAGAAGTTACTGAAATGGAATGTATCTTATGTCAGAGTGGAAAGTAATTCAATGGGAGCCATGTTTGCTAGACAATTGCAGACAATGACACCAACGAAAGTATTGCAGGTCTACAATAGCACGAACAAGATTACTCGGATCATTATGAATGCAGGATATATTATGAACAATATGAATTTTGTGAAGAATGATAACGCAGATAGTGAACAATTCATGCAGAATGTGGTGAGTTTCAGTAAGGAAGGAAAAAATAAACATGATGATGCACCTGACTGTTTAGCAGGATTATCTATATTTGTTCAGTCCATGTTTAGGAATTTAGTATAAATTTGCAAGTAAATGATGATATGAAATGTTAGAGAACTCGAATAATTGGAACTTTTTGGAGAATCTGTTGGGCTTTAATTCCAATAGAAATCGCAGGTACATTGAACAGTTCAATCAGTACTTGCCGTATCAGAATCAGATATGGGGTGTAAAACAGGCAGTATGGATTGATACTAATCATGCATACCGCCATTACTTGGATATACCGGAATTACGTGCAGTAATTGACAAGAGAGCATCAATGATGGCTGCTGCAATGCCTTGTCTTTATGATAAGAATGGAGATAAAGTAGAGAAGCATTGGATCTATGATTTGATTGCAAAGCCCAATGCTACACAGTCTTGGAGTGATGTAATTTATTGCATGTCTGTTAATGATGCATTGTATTCGAATTCATTTGCATACGCACCACCTAGAACATTAGGTGTAAGGAACTTGATTGTTCCGTTACCCAGTCATAAGATGCAGATTAAGTTGTCCGGAAAGACATTGAAGCAAATGGATCTTGAAGGACTGATTGATGGATATAAGTTTTCTTATGATGATGAATTGTATGAAAATTTAGCAGTGGAAGAGGTGTTGTACTTGTGTACTACTGATGGAATGAATATCATTAACCCTTCGTCAAAGATTGCAACTTTGAAGTACCCTTTGTCAAACATTAAAGCAGCATACAACAAGAGAAATGTATTGTTAGAAAATCTAGGAGCCATAGGTATCTTATCAGCACAGAAAACTGATATGGCAGGAGCAATGCCAATGGATCCACAGGAGAAGAAGAACATACAGATGGACTGGTATCGTAGAAGCAAAGATGAATTGATAATCACAGAAGCACAAGTAGACTGGAAGCCAATGTCTTTTCCGACAAGAGATTTGATGTTGTTTGAGGAAATGACTGCTGACAAACTAGCAATCATTGATGCTTATGGTCTGAATAGTAATTTGTTTTCTAGTGAGCAAGGTAGTACTTTTACCAATGTTCGAGATAGTATTCGAATGGTGTACACTGACACAATTATACCGGAGACACAACAGATGTACGATGCTATCTGTCAGCAGTGGGGTTTGTCTGATCAAGGTTACTACCTAGAAGCAGATTTTGGACACTTGAAGGTATTACAGGAAGATGAGGAGAGAATGGCACGAGTACAAAGCACAAAGGCAGACACGTTGCAAAAGATTATCAACATGGGAGTACCTTTGACAGAGGAAGAAATTCGTAGTATGATGAATATTTAATGTATATTTGAACATGAAAAAGGAAATTGGTAAGTATTCAATTAAGTCAACTGGTGAGATAAAAGATATGTCTACTGATCAAAGAGAGGTAGCAATATACTTGTCCAAGTTTGGCAATATCGATAGTGATTCTGATGTAATCCAAAAGGGAGCATTCACAAAAAGTATTACGGAAAGAGGGCCAGAAAGTGAGTCCAATAGAAAGATAGCCTTCCTTCGTTATCATGATTGGGAGCATCAGATAGGAAAATTTACATCTTTGCAAGAAGATGATTTTGGTTTGTTTGCAGTAGCACAACTAGGTAAAAGTACCAAAGGAGAAGATGCGTGGAATGACTATCAAGATGGAATAATCAGAGAGCATAGTATTGGTTTTCAATATGTTGCAGATAAGATTAAATGGGTAGAAGATATGACTATTGAAAGCGGTGGATATTATTTGATTACCGAAGTAAAATTGTATGAGGGATCAGCAGTGCTTTTTGGTGCAAATGACATGACACCTGTTGTAGATGTAATGAAATCAGAAGATAGAATTTCTTATGCCCAGAAATTGTCCAGTGATATTGATCATGTTGCAAGAGCAATTACAAGAGGACAAGGCACAGATGAAAGATTGTATGAACTAGAAATGAAATTAAAGTATTTGAATAGTCAATTGTTGTTACTTGCACAGACAGAACCGCTTGGTATCAAGCATTCCGGTATTGTCGAGCCAACTGCTATTGAAAATTCATTTGATTGGAGTAAAGTAATTAGTAACTTAAAAATGTAAAAAAATGTCAGAAAATAAAATGACACCCGAGCAAGTAGTTGAGCAAATCGAAAAGAAGTTCAACGAGAAAATGGACACAATGGTAACCAAATCGGACATTGTATCTATCAAAGGAGATATCGAATCTCTAAAAGGATTATCTGAAAAGAGCCAAACAATCGAGACTGCAGTTGCAGGATTCGAAGCAAAGTTAGAGGCACTTGCAGAGAAGTCAAAATCAAGCAATCCAAAGAGATTAGGATCTCTGGGAGAGCAAATTGTAAAAGGATATGAAAGCCAATTGGACTCATTGAAAAATGGTAAGTCAGTTGAGTTAGTAGTAAAAGCAGACACTACAATTACTTCTGACTACACAGGCAATATTGCTTTGTCTACACTTGAAGTAGGTGTTAACCGCATTGCTCGTCAAGTACCAAAACTTCGTCAAATTGCAAATGTTGGCACCACGATCAGCAAATTTGTTACTTACATTCAGCAAACTTTGCAATCATCTGCATCTTTTATTGGAGAAGCAGGTACAAAGTTAGAAGGTGAGTTGAAGTACACAGAGGTTTCAAAAGAAGTGAAAAAAGTAGCAGGTATCATTAAGGTTTCAAAAGAAATGCTTGAAGATTTGAACTTTGTTCGCAATGAAATCAATGTAGACCTTATGGCTACACTTGAAGATCAGATTGAAAATGGTATCTTGAATGGTACTGGTGTTGGTGCTAACTTGGAAGGATTGAATACAATTGCACCTACTTTTGCAGCAGGTACTTTTGCATTGACTGTTCCACAAGCAAACATCGCTGATGTTATTCGTGTTGCAGTGGCTAACATTCAAGCCGCTAAATTTATGCCTACGCATGTTGTATTGAACCCAGTTGATGTTGCTAAAATGCAATTGACTAAAACAACTGTTGGTGAATATACATATCCGATTTTCTACGTTGATAACTTGACCGGAGAGCCAAAGGTTGCTGAATTAACTGTTGTATCTACAACATGGCAGGCAGCAGGTAGTTTCTTGGTAGGTGATTTCACAAAGTCTAACATTCGTATGCGTGAGGATATGAATATCTCTGTTGGCTATGCAAACGATGACTTCCATCGCAACATGGTATCAATTCTTGCAGAAGCACGTTTGGTACACTATGTGAAAGCAAATGATGTGAATGCATTCTGCAAAGGTGTAATTGCAACTTGTATTACTGCAATTAACAAGCCCTAATTAGCAACCGATTAAATTAGCACAACATGGCAACCGATAGAAAAAGAAAACCGCTAAACATTAAGGTAGATACCAAAAATGTGGATGCAACATTGGTTACGGATGGCGAAGGCAACCTTAAAGCCACCCTTGACACACCAAAGGTAGATGTTGAAGTAACGAAGGATTCAAAAGGATTGCATATCAATGTTGACATCGATGAAAGTAAAGAATACGAATTCGAGTCAAACGGAAATGCAGACACTTTGCCAAAAGGGATCTGGAAGGTTACTGGTGAGTTTGTGAAAATCTTTTTGAAACAAGGTTTAGGTAAATTGAAGAAGTAATATGTTTTTAATACCAAGTGATTTCGTAGGCAAGTTTCAATTGCATCGTGGTATGTATGATATCGCAAAGATTGAAACGTACATTGAACGGTACGAGAAAAAGTATCTTGTTCAATTGCTCGGAGTTGAGTTATATAACGAGTTAATAAGTGATTTGGGGATAGGTAATGTCCCCGAGTCGCCTAACTTGGCATTTATATTCAATCCGTTCATTGAGCAGTTAATGTTGAATGATATTGCCCAGTCAGAAGGAATCTTGGATATGTTAAAAGGGTTTATTTATTTCGAATATGCCAAAGATTTGTATAATCAGATGACACCTTTTGGACAAGTAATGCCAACAAGTGAGAATAGTCAGAATGTATCTACTTTGAACAACTTGATGTACACTCGGTACAACGAATCTGTAAAAACATTTCGTGCTATACAGGCATACGTGTTATACAATCAAGGAGCACCCGTTGGTCAAGTCTTATCGTTTTGGTTTCCAAACATTGGTCAAGGATATACTGAAAATTATTATCAAGTTGAATGGACATATGATGGACCTGGAACAGGTTTTATCTGCGATGTAAAAATGTCTCTCCTTGGTGGAATTACTTACGATGTAACAGTATTGACTGGTGGATCTGGATACAATCCTGTTGCTAGTACAGTAACAGGAGGTTCCGGTAATGGAGGTATAGTAGTTCCATTTGTAGACAGTGGTGAAGTAACCAGTATCAGTGTAACTTCTAGTGGTGAAAACTACACAGTTGGTGATGTGCTGACAATAAATGGAGGTGATAATGGTGCTACTATTTCCTTAAATGCAATCGGCTCTGGTAATGTTTCTATGCTGACAAATATCAAGCAAGGAATAAACTACACAGTCGGAGATTTGCTTGAACTAAATGCTGATGATGAAGAGGTTACAAATGCAATCTTGGAAGTGTTGAAAGTTGGTATTGGTGATTATCGAAAGTTTAGAGGTAGAAACCTAGAATACTGTTATTGGTTATGACAAAAGAAGTATCTTCAATAGTTCAGAATATCGTTAGTAATGTTGACAATGTAATTGTTGGCACTTTCGATTTATTGACCGGAAGAACTTATTGTTGTAATACAAAATGGGCAAGAATAGGCAAAACTTGCATAGATAGTCAGAATAAAGAATGGACAATTACGCAAGTTGTAGATGATCAGTACATTGTTGGTGTCGGAGAAGAAGGTCAATTGGAGGGAGAAATCACATTAGCAGAGCCATACTGGTTGACTGGTACGAAAATATCAGCAAACCGAGAATGGACTATTGCGGATAATGATTTGCTCAACAAAACTCCTATTGTTTGGCTTCTTGAATTGATTAAGTACAAGGCATTTGGAAAGGAAAGTTCATTAGATTGGGAGTCTGAATTACGAATATTCGTATTAGATGAAACCAATGCAACTGACTTTTATGTCGCGGATCATAGAGAGCAAGTGGTATTGCCAATGGAGAATCTAGTAGATGAGATAATTAAAGTAATCAACAAAGACAGAAAATTTGTACGAATTGATACTTATGATGTGTATTCTTTTAGTAGATTTGGTGTTGAAAAGGATCAAGGAATGTTCCAGAACATACTGGATGCTAATTTATCGGGAGTAGAATTGAGAATTGTTCTCAAAAAGTATAAAGAAAATTGTAAATGTTAAACAATAAAAATAATAGAAAAAATGGCAGGATGTAATTGTAATATGGGGTTGTCCAACACTGGTCGCCCAAATTGTGTGCCTATTCAATCTGTAACAAGCAAATTGATTATGGTGCCTTTAAGTAATAGTGATGGCGAGTTAAACTTCATTGATTTGACAAGTCCGTTGCCTAACTTTACTGAGTTAGTAAATAGTCAAGACGAAAGTTTTCGTTGGTTTCCATTGCCAGTTTTTGAAAATGTAGAATTGCCAAAAGCGGATTCTAAATTTGAAGAAGCAAACAGTGGTCGCATGGTTTTCCTTCGTCAAGGAAAGCGTAGTTTCTCTGGAGAGTTGTGGGCAGATGATAGTTCACCTACTTTGTTGAGCAAATTGCAAAACAATCGTTGTGTTGAATTTGGAGTGTACATCGTTGATATCAATGGTAATTTGATTGGTTCAAAAGTAGGAGATGCTTTGTACCCTATCAAAATTGATAACGCATCATTCGACCCGAAGTTGATGTTTGCAACTGATTCAACAACACAGAAAATAATGGTTGCATTCGACTTTGATCGTTTATTCGATGAAGGAACATTGTACATGATTACTCCAACAGAAGCAATAGACTTCAACACACTTGAAGGTTTGATTGATGTGAATTTTATTGATTTAGAACAAGATTCAGCATCAGTAGTATTGTTTAGTTTGGTGTTGGATTATGGTACTGCAATAAATCCTATCTTGTTCAAAGGTGGACAGTTAGCAGATTTCCAAGTGTACAATATCAATGGTGATTTCTACGAAGATATCGACTATGTTGATGAAAATCCTGCAAATCCTGGATTCTACGAATTGGGCCTTGATGGTGCAACTTTCAATAGTGGAACGAATTATATTATTAAAGTAATTCGTGATGGCTACACTGGATCAGTAACCTTTGAAGGAAACGACTAATGGCTAAAAAAATCGCACCTTCAAAAGATGTAGTTCCTTTTACACCGGAAGGAATTAGAACTTTCAATAAGTTACAAGCAGCAGTTGTATACTTTGCAAAAGGACAAAAGATTCCTGAAGCATCTGTGGTAAAATTGTACAACGAAACTTACTCTTATAGCGTAGGAAAGACGAGTGTCAATTTAGCCAAGTATTATGTAAGAGGAGTATTTGATGATAAAGCATTTGTAGAATTCCTTGGAAAAAGAAACGTTATTCGTAATGAGAGACAAAGGGATTTGATTCTTGCAAAAGTTAATGTCTTAATTCAGTCATGGCAACCTGTTCCTGTAGTGAAGGCATCTGAAGTTGCACTTCCGACAGAACCAACTGTTTAGAATTGACAATTATTTAATTTGAAAGGGATGCTTATGTGTCCCTTTCTTTTTTTAGCGTAAATTTGTTTGCAATGAGTAGTTTATTTGAAAATACAACAGTTATGAATCTACTTCGAAGGGTGTCCCAGTTCGAGACCAGAGAAGTATGGCGAAGTATATTCAGTGAGACTGAATTTCAGCAATTTGTATTAGATTTGATACGGATACATCAGTTGTTTGAAAAAGGTATTGATGAAACTGGGGATGTTATTGGATACTATTCGTGGACAACTGAAAATATGTACAATCCCGAAAAGGTTGAAGGTACTCCTTATACCTTAAAAGATACCGGAGCATTCTATCGATCAATGGAAGCAACTCTTGGGGATCTAGAATTGACTATTGATGCAGATCCGTTGAAAACAGACAAAACAGGCAAAAGAACAAATTTATTTGAAAAGTATGGTGAAGGCATTATTGGACTTGCTGATGAGAGTAAAGAGAAACTTCGTGAAGAAGTACTCGAAAAATGCTACGAACAAGTTAGAAGGTTATTACAATGGCATTGACGACATGAAATTGTATAATTGGATAAAGTGTCAAGGCGGTGAGTTAAACTACGCTAGAATCGAAGATAAAGGCACTTCTAGACAGGATACAATGGCATGGGAGATAATATATGATTCGTACTTAAAAGAATATGGATTGACAGGACTTCATGCAAAGGCAATGAAATTAATGAAGGAGATTGCATTGATTAGACTAGAGTTTGTTATTACGCTTGACAAAAGAAAGTTAACGGATGCAGAGGTAAAGGTGGCGAGAATGCATACTATGTTGCAAAATAATGGAGTTAATGTAACTATTGATCAGACAATGATACATTTGTCGAAATGGATGGGAACATTTTTAGATTCGAAGAATATAACAGTTAGACAATACTTTAATTTGATAGAAGAATATGGCAAAGCAAATAAAAGCAAGTGATATATTTGAAGAGGAAGATCTCTTCAAAGGATTGCGAGATAGTGCGATAAAGACAATCGAGATATTCGATAAGTTATCTGCGGAAATGAAAAAGTCAGCAGAGGAGATGAAAAAGTCCATCAGTGCGAGTACTTTGTCTACATCGGCTGAAATTGAGAATTTAATTAAGGTTACTGGTAAGGCCAGTACCATGACGGAAGAATCTATAAAAATTGATAAGGCAAAAGCAGAGGCATTAAAGCAACATGCACTAGCAGAGCAACAATTAGAAAAGATTGCACAGGAAAGAGAAAAAACCGAGCAACAGAAGATTCGCACTGCTGAAATGTTAAAGAAGGCGGATCAAGATGAATTAAAGAGAAGTCAACAAAAGCAAAAGGCAGCACAAGATGAGTCAAATGCTTACAAGCAATTGTCTGCATCTGCACGTGATATGAAGAATGCTTCAAAGGAACTCGGTGCCCAGTTGTTGCAAATGGAACAGTCAGGACAAAAAGGATCCACTGCATTCGATGAAATGCAAAAGCAATATGCAGAAACTACTAAAGAAGCGGCTCGTCTTGACAGAGAGTTAAAAAACATTGATAAGGCAGTTGGAGATAATCAAAGAAATGTAGGTAACTACGAATCTGCAACAGTCAATTTGAAGGAAGAGTTGAGAAACTTGGCTAAACAATTGGCACAGATGGATGAATCTGATCCGAAGTTCCAGCAAATGGCACAAAGAGCAGGTGAATTAAAGGATAAGATTCAAGATACAGAAGCAGTTATCAAGGCTACTGCCGGTACTGGCATGGAAAATCTTGCAAAAGGACTTACTGGAGTGGCAACAATTGGTGTTGCTGCTTTTCAAGGAATACAGAGTTCAATGGTGTTAATGGGTGTTGAAAGTGAAGCACTCATGGAAACTATGGTAAGGTTACAGGCACTTGCTGGTCTTGCCGATGCATTAGAAAAACTAGGAGGACTTGGAGATAAGATTACTGAAATAGGTGCAGCGTTTAAGGCAGCAGCAAGTAAACTAGGTGCTTTAATTGCTGCAAAAACAAGAGATGTTGTAGTAACAGAAGCAGAAACAGTTGCAACCACAACACAAACTGTAGCAACCAATACTGCAACTAATTCCACTAAAGCATTAAGAATTGCAATGATGTCGCTTCCTATTATAGCAATATTAGCAGCAATCACTGCCCTTGGTTATGTCTTGTATAAAATGGCAAATGACACAAGTGATTCGGCAATAGCATTTGAGGCACTAGCAGGTAGTGCAGAGGATACTAGAACTGCATTAGCAGGTGCAATTGAAGAGACTAATAAAATGAAAACGACTTTTGATCTTGCAAAAGATGGTGTAATTTCTAAAGAACAGGCATTGTATGAGTATAATGAAACTCTTGGAGATACATTTGGAAGAGCAACAGATTTGAATACTGCTGAACAGTTATTTAATGATAAGACATCTGCCTATATTAAGGCGGTTGGATTGAGAGCACAGGCAAATTATTTGTATCAATTAAGTGCAGAAGAAACTGCAAAAGGATTGACTGCTTCAATGGAAGATCAGACTGCATGGTATGAAGATGCTTTTTCTGTAGCCAAAGGTGGTATAGTTGGAATTTTCAAAGGACAAGCCGAAGGTGGTGCATCAGCAGTAACCGATATGGTCCTTAATCAAGCAAAAAATACTAATGCACTTAAAGCAGAATCAGAAAAAAGAGCCAAAATATACCAAGAGCAAGCAGCAGCATTAATGTTACAAGCAACGGAATTAGATAAAGCAAATGGAATAAAAACCGAAGCAGATTTAGCATTTGATAAAGCACAGGAACAAAAAGAGAAGGATAGATTAGCAAGAAATAAAAAACGTGATGATGATAAAAAGAAAAAGGAAGATGCTAAAATTTCTGAAGAGAAAAAAAGATTACAAGATGTTGCAGATTTTCGGGCTGAATTGCTTTTGAAAATTGAAATTGCAGAAAATGAATACTATGACCGGAACAAAACTGAACAACAAAAAGAAGAAGAAGCAATTCGAGAAAAATATTTTGAATTGATTACACAGGCAGAAGCATACAACAAAAAGCAAAATGAACTTGCAGAGAAAACTGGAAATAACAAGTATTTGGAAAATTTGATTGAAACTACTACTTTGACAGAAGCACAGGAAAAAGAAATACTTGCTATTAGACTAAAGTATTCATTAAAGGCAGAAGAACTTGTTAAGGAAACTAATAAAAAAATCAAAGATGCGGAAGATGAATTTCTTGCCCAGTATAAAGAAGCAGTAAATAGTGATTATCAAAATTCGAAAGATGCTATTATCAAGAAGTACACTTTGTTAATTACAAGTGCTAAAGACTACAATAAAAAATATGCAAATGACACCAAAGTAGCACAGTTAAATATTAAAGCATTAGAAGATAAACAAGCAAAGGAAATAGCAGATCTAGATAAGCAAGCAAAAGACGATGAATTAGCAAAATTGAAAGAGCATCAAGACGCAGTTAAAGAAATTGTAGACCAGTCTTTCGAAATACTAAAATCTCGTTCGGAGAAAAAAGTTGAGTTAATTGATAAGGAAATAGAAGCAGCACAAAATCAGTTTGACACTTTGCAAGAGTTGGCTAATCAAGGTAATATCAATGCACAACAGTCATTAGCCGAGCAACAACGGATCATTGCAGAAGCAAATAAGAAAAAGTCAATTGAGCAACGGAGACAACAGATGCTAGAAATGGCGAATACTGTATTCAGTACTTATCAATCAAAGGTTGAAGCAGGAAGTAAGACACCACTGGTTGATACAATCAAAGACACTTCGTTGTTGATGCAGTTTATCAAGACATTGCCTACATTCTTTGAAGGAACGGAGGATACTGGTAAGTCTGGGCAAGGAGTTGATGGCAAAGGTGGATTTCATGCTATCTTGCATCCTAACGAAAGAGTTCTGCCTAAAAATTTGAATGAGCAAATTGGTGGTATCAGTAACGAGGATTTGACTAAAATGGCAATCGAATACAACAATGGAGTACTGGTAAGAAAAGGTCAGGCAAATGCAGTGGCATCTCCGATGGAATTTGGATTGATGTTGAACAAACTGGATCAATTGAATGAAACTATTCAAAACAAGCCGGAGCATTCGTATGATGTAGGAAAAATTACTAGCACAATGATCGAGTTTGTTGATAAGCACAAGAAAGGCAACACTACAGTATATAATCGTTATCGAGTAAGAAAATGAGACATTTTTTGAATGATGTAGAAATTAGTCCTAGAAATAGGCAAGAAATAGGTATTGTTTCTGATTACACAGACAATCCCGAAGTATTAAGAATTAGCACAGACAATATAGTGCTTCCTAGAGAGGCCTACGAGATCATTAGAACGCATATTAGCAACGTAGGTGTATTCGAGGGTATTCCGTATCGAATTGAGTTGGCAGGAGGGGTTAATTTGGAGTATTATGTTGATTTGACAGAGCAAACAGTTGTTCGTCAGCACGATGTAGAAGTAAAAATCAAGAAAAGGAAAGGATATGATTCGTTTTGGGACAATGCAAATGGCACTTCGTTTGAACTTTTGTTGGCTAAAGAGGTGCAATTTGACATTTTTGAAGTTCCGTATTTTGTCATAAAAGATAATCAATTAGAACAGGCAATAACTGTTTCGTTGACTGTTTATATTATGTCGAAAGAAATAGCAGAAGCAGGAAAGGAATTAGCAACTTCAATAGCAGAAGTTATTCAAGCAGCCACTCCAAACATTGGAGTACCGCCTTCGGTGGACACTGGTGATATTATTGCAGCATCGTTAAAGGCAGTTGCAAGATTGATATATTTTGCAGCAATACTTGTTGCTCTTTTGAACTTGGCAGCAAAGTTATTTACGTTGATATATCCACCGAAGTATAAGTTGAAGGCTTGTAAGGTTAAGAATTTAATAGAAAAAGGATGTCAGTATTTAGGTTATACTTTCGAATCGAATTTATTAAATGCAATTCCGCAATTGACATTGTTACCAGTACCGCTTCTAAAGAACAGAAAATCTATTTTCGAATTTTTACCGGAAGAACTTAATGCACCCTTTAATAAAGGAGTACCTAGTGCTTCGGATACGACACCAACGCTCGGATCTTTATTGGAATCTTTGAAAATCACGTTTAACGCAAGTATAAAAATTCACAATGGAGTAGTAAGATTAGAGAGATCAGATTGGTGGATGATGCAGTCTAGTAATCAATTTATACCTGCAATGAGTTTGCAGTCCGAAAGAGATGATTCATTTAGTTACAATACAGATGAAATCTGGAAGAGATATTATATTCACTATGCACTAGATCCTGCTGATTTGAATACATATGACAAGTTGTATGACTATATGGATGCAGAATATTCGACAGAACCAGTATCTTATGTTAATGAAGATTTGGTTACAATTAAAGGATTGAATGATGTAGCAATTCCGTTTTCATTGGCTAGAAGAAAGGAAAAATTAAATTGGTTAGAATTACTGGCAAAAGGATTGTTCACATTAGTTGATGCAGTAACAGGTCTATTTGGGGGTGGAACATCTTATGCTAATCAGATTGGTGAAAGAAAAGACTGCATGCAGGTATCTCAAATGTATTGGAGTACAACTAAACTGTTGTATGCAATTAATGGAAAGCAACCTGCATATTACATGAATTTTATTGGTGCAAAGGCTCTCTGGGATCAGTACCATAAGATTAATGAAATACAGTTAAATGCTTGGAAAATAAAAAGTAATGTAAGAATCAGATTAAAGGCAAATGAATTTGTAAATTTGTTAGATAATAATTGGGTAGAAATTAATGGAGAGTTAAGTGAGGTGCTAAATTGCGAATGGTATGATGAGAAGAGTGATGCAAAAATAACTTACAGAACACCCGACAGTTATGCTAATGGAAAAGTATATACACTTACAATAAACGAATGATGAACATTGAAAATATAGCACAAGAATTAAAGAAGAACTTTGCTCAATTGGTTGAACTTCAAGTAAAGGCACTTGAAAACCTTCCTGTTGAGTATGGAAATCAAAAGGAGCAAATTACAAAAGACATCAAAGAAATAATGAAGTCTGTAAAAACTGGCGACTTGAATAAATTGAATGTAATACAACAAAGATATGCCGATCACAATAATCAATAATGTATTCAGTAATAGTTTTGGTTATACTGCAGCCTTTTACAAGTCAAATGCAGGAGATCAAAACTCTGTACGCTTTCAGATTAAGGAAAGTATAGAAGTTGTGTCAGGCAGTAGTGCTTATTTGACAAGAAATCCAATTGACAATATAGTAACTTGGACTGGAGGAGATTGGGCATTAGAAGGCTTTCGTGTTGGTGATGAGGTAGCATGTATAAAGTATGATAGTAATGGCAATGTTTTGTTTGCTTGGAACGCTGATATTATATCTGTCAATGGAGATCAATTAGATTTGTCAGATATCCAAACATGGATAGATGCAACTAATGGCCAGATTATTAGAATTGTTGCTTTACGCAAACGTGAAGGACTTGTAATTGATGTAAATCACGTTTCTAATGGTCAAACTGGTAGTGAATACTCCGTAATTGATAATGAAGTAACAAGATTTACGTTTGACATATTTAATAGTACCGGAACTGTTTCCGGTGTTGCAATTGGTAATCAAAGTGGTCAGTATGTAATCGAAGCAAGTCTAGACACTCTTGAAGATAATTTAGAGTATAGAGAATACAGATTAAGTATAGATTTTGTTAACTCTGGAATAGATACTCCTTCATTATTTGCAACGAGCAACTGCATTAAGTTGTTTGTAAAATTTCGTTGGCAGACGTTGTTGTATGAGCCTTCGAATAACACTATTCAAACGTATAATGCAGATGCGGATACGGGTTGGTTTAATCAGCCATATAATTCAGAAGTTCCTAGGTCAGTTTTAGTACAAGGAATTAGTAATCCGTTAGATTATACTTCTGTAAATTCAGTTAGTGTTGTTGTTGAACTAATTAATGGCGGTAATGATATTCTCGGAGTCGGTGGATCTTATCTGCCAACCGATGATCAGTATTACAAAAACCAAACTGCTTCGCAAAATTCGTTGTCAATCGTAAGGCAGACAAGTTTGATTAATATTGGTGATATTGGTGATAGTTATAGCAATCCCGATGGTGCATATTGGAGTTATGAAATTACTGATATTGTAGATCTAGGAAGCCAACAATTTCAGATAGATATTGATTTGACATTTACTACCTTGACTTCGTTTATGGATTCAAGAGAAGATGGAGATCGTAAATTTATTCTATGGTTGAAAGCAGATAATGTAAATCATGTTATCTACGAAGAGCAATTGATTAAGGCACTCCCTGTTGGTGGTCCTTTGGATATGAAGCAGAATAGATTTTTGTACCACAATCAGAATGTTGATGCTTCCGATATTACTATTGAAGAATGTGAAGCAAATATTGAAGATGATATTGCATTCAGTGGTATGTGGTTGGTCCCCGTTGGTAGTGTAATAGACAATGTAGTGGCTAATATTGAATGTTACAATGGAGATACAGAAGATTCATTTGTTCTTGGATCTGTAACTTTTGATTTCACAGGCATTCCGTTGCAGTCCGGTATGTATCCAGTAAACTTGGAGATTCCTGTAATCATGACATTGCCTAATACAAGCATGAAATTAATTGCTAAATTATTTCGTGATGATTCGTTTGATACTAGTTCCGAATATGGTATCAGAATTTTGTTTCCTTTCTTTTTGAGATGGGAGTATTGGTTACAACAGTTAAATGCTAGTGGAGACTTTTTTCCTAATCAGACAAAGAATTGGTATCCGTATGACACTGGATTAAACGATTGGAATTTAAGGTATAGAATGACATCAGATATTGATGGTTTGACTTACAATTTCAATGATGATATAATCATGAAGAATTATGATTCTGACAATAAAATTGATCAAGATATTCAGTTGTATTTGAATGGTGCAAATGTACAAGTCGTAACCGAAGGTTTGCAAATGGAAGTAGAAGCAACTCATACAGTAACTACTGGTGAGGTTTGGGATCAGGCAACAGTTTGGGGAATGATTACAGTTGAACCGAAGCAGTCAGCACCTAGAAGTATTTGTTCTACTGTTGTGCCTTATGATAATGATTCAAGCAATCCGTTAACTCCATTTGCAGGCAGTTTGTTATGTGAATTAACGTTTCCGGCACCAGAAATAGCAGTAATGAGATGTAATTTTGATCCCGATAAAATAGATTTGACAAATGGTGTTAAATTCACCACAAAGATTAAGGGTTGTTTTCAACCTGCCGAATAAAAATCAGATGAAAATATGAGTTGTAATACAATAAGAATAACAATGTCCGCTACTGGTGGGCCTACTTCATCTATTTATGTTCCATATAATGGTTACAATGGTGCTAGACCAACTTTTCAATTTTTTTATTGGAATCAAACATTTGTAATTGAATGGGTTGGTGGTCAATGGAATTTAAGAACTCTTGCAGGTCTTGTACTATATAACAGTAATATCAATACTGATTGTCCTGTTAGTACACTTTCCGATTGGAATCAAGTTGCACCTGCTTTTACTCTTTTGCAATTTGACATTGTTGAATCTAGTTTGCCATACGAATGTGGCATAAATTACACCTACAAAAATAAAGATGGTATTTTTACAGGTTTGTTATATCCTGTTGGCACCCGTAATGAATTGCCGACATATGTTTTTGATGTTGCACCGAGTACTTTTGAAATTAGTTATGATGGAGCAGGAACGTGGGTGTTTACTCCATTGGGAATTTATGTTACGATCTTGTACGAGAATACTTCAGGACTACCTGATGGATTTTGGACTAAAATTGGATTGGTAGGAAATAGTTTCGAAACTGCTATTGAATCTTGTGCAGTTGCCGGAACTTGTGATTGTGGTATTTCTTGGGGTGTTGAAGTAGATGAAGTCGGAGAAACTTGGATTTGGAATAATGTAGGTGAAATAAATGGACAGTTTGCTTATCAATATACTCTTGATGGCCAGTTGTTGTCAATGTGGTATGATGGAGAATACAATTGGTTCGTAACAGAAGGTGATATTTTGCTTGAAGAAGCAGGTGATACGCTTACTACGATGTATCAGCCAGTAGGTATTTGTTGTCCTATAAATCAAGATATAAACGGAAATTACAATTGGGCAGATTTCACGTATAATCATGGTCAGTTCTATGATGTTCAAAGTAGTGTAGGAGTTTCTTGTGGTTGTCGCAATGAAGATAGAATATTTAAGGAGTACAACAGTATTAAGTTACCTATATCTTTCGCAGAGGAAAATCGTGGAATCAAAGATTGTTGTTGTAAAGAATTAGTTCTTGCAGGAGGTAAAAATTCATGGTCAAATGATGTTACATCTGCATGGATTAAGTTATCAGATATAGGTGATAGTTGTAGTATTGAAGTTTACAAAGAAGGCAATGTCTTGGCTAACTGGCAACCTGCATTAGTTGAGTTTGTAAATGAACCAAATGCATTTTATGCAACAGTTCCTTGGAAGGCAATTCTAGATAATGATGGACCTGGTTGTTACAAGATTGTAATAAATTATTTGATTTCCGGCATTGGAAGTTCTTTTGAATGGGGAGAATATGATTTGAAGGAATACACTGTAAATTGGGCATTGCATACTGCACGTATTAGTGCTGTATTTGATGGTTATCATGAAATGGAAGGAATTGATTTTAGTGGTTCGCAAGTTCCCAGTACTTTAAGGTTTTATGGCTTCATTGGTTTTAGACAACCGAACTTTGAAATTGATAATGTCATTTATGGAGATAGGCAAATGAAACGCAATATGCGTGAGAATTTGAATGTTTATGAAATTATCACTGATCCTGTAGATGAATGTATTACGAAGCAGATGATTGAGTTATATTTGTTATCGGAGAACGAGTTGTTTATCTCTGATTACAATGCCCACAATCATTCGTATAGGTACCAAGATTTGGCAGTAATTGTAGAAGATAGTCCTTCGTTGGATTATCCCGATCCGTTCTCCAGAAAGGCAGTTGTAAAATGTAAAGTAGGAGATAAGTTTAAGAACAAGAGAACTTATTATTGATATGAACGAGGTTATGCAATGGATATTAGTTAGTTTGATAGGGATCATTGGATATTTCTTGCGAGATATTCATGTATCTTTTAAGTACCACAGAGTAAAAGCAGAAGAGAAAGAATTGAGATTGTCAGAGGATCTTGGTAAGTTGAAGGGCAAAATTGAAATGGTTCAGCAACAGGCGAGTAATGACATCAGTCGAATCGAGCAAATTACGCAGTTAAAGTTAGATCAGATTTCCAAAGATGTGCATAAACTCACAGAAGTAATTACAAAATTGTTAGACCAAAGAATATGAAAATAGTAAAGCGAATTAAGGCTCCGACACCACCGGAGAACAAAGATTTAGGACAAGTGCTTACTGTAATTGCGGTAGTTTGTACTGCTATGTTAAGTTCTGGAATGGAATTTAATCGAGTAGGTTATCTTGTATTGATTGCAGGTGCGAGTTTGTCAGGTTGTGGAGCAGTGTACCACGCACAGAAAGTAGATAATAACAAATTAAACGAAGAAGAAAATGGTTAAGAAGTACACAGATGAGCAGTTACTAGAAAGAGTAAAATCTTTACCTAGTTTTGTTGCAATACCAAATGGATTATGGATCATTGGAGTTCGTTCGCAAGAAGATGTTCCAAATGTATTTGATGATAAGTTTTACCTGTTTGATGGAGAAAAGTTTGTAATTGCTTTGTCCGGCACCACGAATCCTGGTGTGTCTGTATTGAAAAATTATTTCAAGTACAATGAAAAAGGTGCAGCAATTGTAAAGGCAGATGAATGGTATTACAATGTATGGAAGTACGGATTGCATAAAGGCAAGATGCCTGCATTATTGCAATTAGGTAGTCGAATCACTGTATTCAGAGATGGAGATAAAGATGAAAAATCAGAAGAGAATGGTTTACCAGTAAAAGGATGGTTTGGTATCAATTTTCACTTGAACACGTATGATTTCAAGTCTACTGTAAAGAAGCAATTTATTAATGATTGGTCGGCTGGTTGTCAAGTTTGTGATGTACCTGCTCAATATCTCAAAGTTATTGCTATGGTACACGAACGCAACGAACTCGTATCCTATTGTTTATTACAGGAATTTTAAGTTCGATGGCCAAAAAGCAAGGATCCTGCACGTAAGTGTGGGATTTTTTTTTCACTTTTCTCGAAAATAAATGAAATTTTCTTTGTGTATACAAAATTACTTCGTATATTCACTAGGTAAACATAAAACAATACACAAAATGAATGAAAGAAACCAAGCAAGATTGAGATTGATGTCAATCTTTTTGACAAACAAAGGTTTGTCCGTCAATGACTTTTATGCAGTTAGCATACAATATGCAATTCAACTGCAAGGCAATTACTCGGAAAAAATTGCAAGTAAACTGGTAGGCTATTGTCCGGATATATCAGCCAGAGGATTTTTAAGATTCAAGATTAGCAAGAACATTCAAATCACGTTAACAAACTAAAAAAAAGTTATGGAAAAAGTATTTGCAGTAGTACATGTAACAGGTTACACAAGTGAATCTGAAATTCAAGTTTTCAAAAATGAACAAGATGCACAGTTTGTTTTTGACCAATGGCTTAAAGACCACTTCGGAGTGTGGTTGCATATTACCTTCAATCTGACAATTGAGCAATTTCACAATTTGCCACCTGTTGAAAAAGAAGAAATGGATATCACATTTGATAACAAGTATGATGTTACTTGGGACTCGTTTGAGGTTTATGAAAGACTTTATATTGAACCACTAATTGTAAACATATGAAAGCAAGAATCGAGACATGGTTGCGGAATATTGAAAATGGAAATATCCGTAGCAAGACAGAAAGAATACTAGATTGTATCATTCGGAATGGTCAAAAAGGTATCAGCACAGACGAAATGAGAAGCAAACTAGGAATAGCACATCAGACACTAACTGGTGTGCTTTCGGGCTTAAATGACTCCGGTGTTATTCAAGTTGTGGGAATGCACCAGAATGTAGAAAATGAAAATTTCTACTCGGTGTATCAATTTGTTTCGGATCCATTTGAAAGAACAAAGTTGCAGAATTACAGAGAGCGAGAAAAAGTACTAGCATGGCTTAAAAAAGGAATTGAAGATTACGAACATTTTTGTACTCCAATTGTCAGCAAGGTATTGTATGAAAACTATGATAAAATCAATAGACAGTCGTTGTCAGAACCAATTCAATTGACATTATTTAACGAATAAAATTTGACATTCAAGTTCGGCATACAAAATAATTTCGTATATTCACAGTATAAAACAAAACATAAAACATGGAAAAATCAGTTATCAAGAATGTGCATTCTAGCACGTTAAAACTAGGTGATATTGTCATCTGGAGAGGCAGTTGGGGAAGAGATTTGCCACAACAAGCAAAAGTAACTAACATCGAAATCGGTGATCATTGCACTATGGTGGATGAGATTGATTGGTATCAATTAACTGACAGATCAGTAACAGTTACATTAGATAATGATCATTGGGCATATGGATTTCAATTAAGTCCTGCAATATGAGTAAAATAGCACTAGAAATTACAGTAGATTGTCCGCATTGCGACAATGGACAAATTGAAATTGGACCAACTTGTTTTAAGCCACCTTCCGAATGTTGTGGTGGTTGTTATGATACTGGAACTTGTGAAGAGTGTAATGGAGATGGAGAACTAACAGTAATACTTGACAAGTACAAGATAATAGAATTGTTAGGGATTTTAGAGAATCGAGATCCCGAAGCATATTTTAGCCACCTTAAAGATTAGTAAAATGAGTACTATGAAACAGAAAACAAAGTACTTGACAGTACGAATTAGGTACATTGACGAGATTGAGTTCATTCGTGGTTTTGAAGAAATTCGAAAACAGATAATGTCCGGCAAGACTAATCATGACACTGGTAGTATAGGTGATGTGTCTTTTGATTGGCATTACTTATTTGAAGATTATGCAGCGTTTCAAGAAAAAGACATTGATGGAGTGTTATGCAAGGTGTATCAATCAAAAATGAATAAGAATGAGTAGAGATTTGCCTTATTTCAAGTTTTTTACAGGCGAGTGGTTAAATGGAGACATAGTTTTAGAAGATTACGAATTGCAAGGCATATTTGTTAATCTTTGTGCGTTTTACTGGCATAGAGACTGTGATTTGACTATTGATCAAGCATGCAAAAAATTACGAGTTGTCGAAAGTAAGATCTGGGACTTGGCAGGTGCAGGTGTTTTAGAGATTGACGAAAATATGGTTTGCATTCGTTTCCTAGATGAACAAAAAGACGAGTTCTTTGTCCGCAAAAAGAAGTTATCTGATGCAGGTAAAAAGGGTGCGGGAATCAAGGCTATGATGAAAGAAGAAACCGCCCTTCAACCACCCTTAAACCACCCTTCAACAATAAGAGAAGAGAAGAGAATAGAAGAAGTAAGAGAAGAGAATATAATAGAAGACATATCGACCAAGGTCGAATCAATCAATTTTCTCGGCTTATTAGAGTACTTCAATTCAGTCTATGATAAAAAGTGTACAGTAGTGCCAGATAACGCAAAAAGATCGTTTAACGCACGAATCAAAGAAGGATACACAAAGGATAATATCAGATATGCTATGGACAATGTGAAGTTAGATGATTTTCACAAAGAAAATGACTTCAAGTATGCTACAATCTCGTATTTCAGTAGGTCAAAAACACTAGACACTTACGGCCAGAAAAATGAAGTTCAACCTAAAAAATATGTACCAAGATGAGTTTCGAGAAAATATCGAGTAAGCCGTTAGAATTGTTGTTTGGTATAATCATGTCAACAAGGAAAGAGGAATCGGCAAAATTGTATCGGATCATAAAACCGGAATGGTTAGAAACAGATGATCAGATTAAGTTGTATGAGATAATGTCAGAGTTGTTCGACACTGGAGAGGAAGTAAATATACTAACTGTCGGTGTTTGTTCAATGAAGAAGGAAGGAGGTAAGAAAATTACAATCTATGCTTCAAAATTGACAAGTTTGCCTACTGGGATTGATTATCACAATGTAGGGCATGTTGTAGAAATGATTAGGTACAATTATGTTAGCAAAGGTGCAAAAGAATCATTGTCAGAGATAAATAGAATTGTTTCAGCAGATGATATTGATTTCGATCAGTACATAGATACTTTGAATCAAGCAATAGTCAATTTCAACAGAGAAGTATATGTTGTAGAAAATGGATTGACAGATGTTATTCGAGATGTCCTAGACCGGCATGATCGAGCAAAAACTGGAGATTTAGGAGGCATATTACTAGGTTTCAAGAACATGAACAAAGATGTAATCTTGGAGCCAGTTGATATGATGGTTGTTGGAGCAAGACCGGCAATGGGTAAGACTTCGTTTGGAGTAGCAACACTTTGTCAATTAGCAATTCGAGAAAATCGAAAGGTTGCTTACTTCAATCTAGAAATGAGCAATAATCAGATCATGAGGCGAATTATTGCAAACTTGACAGGAATAGATTCCAACAAGATAAAGTATGGACAATGTAATCCCGAAGAATTGATGCTGATTCATCGGGCAATATCGTTACCGGAAATGAAGAACATTACTTTGTATGAAGGTAGTCAGACAATCCAACAAATGAAAATGAAGTTGACCGAGTTAAAGCATTCGGATAAAGTAGAGGTATTCATTGTAGATTATTTACAGAAAGTTACACCAGAAAGAGGAAGAAGTAGATATGAGCAAGTAACGGAAGCAAGTAATGGAATCAAGTACATAACTCAAAATATGAAGATACCTTGTATTGCACTAGCACAGTTAGGAAGAGATGCAGGTAAAAGTGGTAGTAGACCAATACTGCCGGATCTTCGAGATTCTGGTGAGATAGAACAAGATGCTAGTATTGTTGCCTTCCTACATAGACCGGAATATTATGGAAATGATACTGATGAAAATGGACAAAGCACAGAAGGTAAGGCAGAGTTTATTATTGCAAAGAATCGAGAAGGAGATACTCCAATTTTGAAATTCAATGTAGATCTGAAAACAAGTCGATGGTCAGAAGATGGAGATCAAAGACATCAGTTTCAACAGGTTCCGGTGTATAAAGGTTTCCATGAAGATAATCCTTTCTAATGAAGAAGTGTAAAAATTGTAGAGAAGAGTTCAAGCCAAAGTTCAGTTCACTGGAAAAGTATTGTTGGAATCCAAGTTGCAAAACTATTGAAGCAATGCAATTTGTAGATAAGAATAGAAAAAAGGAGCAACTGGAATGGTCGAAAAAAAAAGCACAGATCAAGAAATCGTTGCTTACTGCATCAGACTATATGAAAATGGTCCAACAGGTTTTCAATGCATACATTCGGCTTCGAGATACTGGAAGAATGTGTATCTCTTGTGGAAGAAAGCCATTAAAAGAGAATGCAGGTCATTTTTTCAGTCAAGGTGGGCATGGAAGTGTTAGATATGATGAAAGAAATGTACATCTGCAGTGTGAACATTGCAATACATATTTAAGTGGTAATTTGATTAGGTATAGAGAGAACTTGATCCAGAAAATAGGAATGGAAGAGTTTGAAGATTTAAGCATATTGGCATACCAAACAAAAAAATGGACCAAAGAAGAACTAGAAGAGTTAATTAAAGAATACAAAGAAAAATGCAAGACACTGAAAAAGTAATTAATGAAGTAACGACATTAGTTAATTGGTATAAGAAATTGCCAAAAGATTATAGCAACATTGAAGATTTAATGTATGCAAGAAAAGTATTGTGTGGAAATATGTTCATGTTATCAGTAGAACTGGGAAAGACAAGACAACAATGGAAGGAATGTGAGTTTACCACTGAATCAGTTCGCAGAAATACAATGAAGGATCTTCTGGAAGAAGGTTTAGCAGTAGGCAAGGCAGATGCCTATGCAAGAGCAGATAGTTTACTAGCACTAGAAGCGGAAACAGTTGCAGAATCTTATTATCACTTGTTGAAGTTTATGATTGATGCTACACAGGAAGTAAATAATACAATGATGCAGCACATTAGTACATTGAAAAAAGAAAGAGAGAATAGTAACCAGTATACCTAGAATATGAAAAAAATAAATTGGACCGGAGTTTTGTTTGTGGGATCAGCAATAGTAACTGTTATGTTGGTCAGCATGTTGTCGAGAATGTAAAAAATAATCGAAAATAATCGAAAAAAAACTTGCATATACAAAATTACTTCGTATATTTACAACGTAATAAAAAACAAAACAAAACAAAACACATGAAAGTTCCCGAAATCAAAATCAGTTTTAAGATGGACAAGGTTAAGCCATCGGAATTGTACAAAGTTGAAAGCAGTGCACAAGGTTGTGCTGCATTAAGACAGATATTCAACGCTGACACATTTGCTTGGACAGAGGAAGCAATAGTTCTTTGCCTAAATCGAGCAAACAAAGTAATCGGCTTCTACAAGTTATCAAGTGGAGGAGTGTCAGGCACTATTATGGATCCAAAAGTAGTGTTTACAGTAGCACTCAATTGTGGAGCATCTTCGATAATCTTGGCACACAACCACCCTAGCGGAAATTTGCAACCAAGTCAATCAGACAAAGATGTAACTGAAAAAATCAAAGCAGGAGGTAAGTTGTTAGAAATTACATTGCTCGATCACATAATTGTAACAGAAGAAGGTTACTTGTCATTCGCAGATGAAGGACTAATCTAAAAAAAAGTCATGGATATAATCGAAATAGGTAATGACATCTGGCAAGTTATCAGATTGTCAACTGGACAAGTACTGCTTGAAGGTGATGTATCAAGTTGTGAGGATTATGTATACAGTATGCATTTAAGAATGACCGGAATATAAAAAAAAGTTATGACACAGTTTGAAATCGCACAAGAAGAAGTAAGACAAGGATCTTTGCAAACGCCATCAGTAAGCACTGCAGCAGGTTCAATAGACTATTTCAGTTATCAGTTAGCAGTTCATCACTTCAATTTGAAGTTGATGTCAAAAGGAATGACCTGCAAGGGAATTAAGTTCACTGACATTAAGAAGTATTATGGACTCAAAGGAAGAACTGCAAAAGATTGTTTATTGCAGTATGAGGAAATTATGAATCAGTATAAATTAAGTATCACCAAATAAAACAAAACATGGAGAACCTAGCAAAAGCCGTAATTGCGGTAATGAATGAAGTCAAGGGAATTGACAAAAGTTTAGTTGTCGGATCTGGAGCAATGTCCTATAAAGGAGTTGCGGATCAAGCAGTAAAAAAGGTAATTGGTCAAGCAATGCAAAAGCATGGACTAGTAATGTTGCCTATTGAAATCGAGCCAAATGTTCGAACAAGTGAATGGGAGGAAACTTCGCAGTATGGAGTTAAGCGGAGACAGACTGTGTTCACAGAGGTAAAAACAAAGTATTTGTTGCTTCACACAAGTGGTGAGAGCATGCAAATATGTGGATATGGACATGGAGTAGATTCACAGGACAAGGGAGCAGGAAAAGCAACCACTTATGCATTAAAGTATGCGTTACTGTATATGTTTATGGTTCCAACAGGAAAAATAGATGATGCAGACACAACTCATTCGGAAGAAATAGCAATGCCACAGACAAAGCAAAAAGCACCAGAAAAGGCAGTCAAAAAGAAGTCAATAATTGCAGATGAAAGATTTACTAAAGCAATTGAATTGATTGATGCAGGTGAGTACACTGAAAAAGCATTGTTAGCCACTTTTGAACTAACTGGAGAGCAACAGGAAAAATTAAATAACCGCAAAATAACTAGCAAAGATGAGCAAGAACAGGTATCTTAATGAAGAAGGGCAATTAAGATTGCGGCCTAGTGCAATAGGCAATATCATGGCAAATGGTAAGACTAAAGGAGAATTATCGGCAGGAGGCAAGACCTATATCAAAGGATTGTTTAAGAAGGTGTATCTCGGATATGAAGATGATCTGTCTGGCAAAGAAATAGAAAAAGGAATCACGCAGGAAGATGAAGGTATTGAGTTATTGAATCTTGTTTACGAGAAACAGTATAAGAAGAACATGATTACAATGGAATCGGATCTTATACGAGGAACTTGTGATATACTGGCAGATGAATACATTCGAGACGTAAAATTGTCTTGGTCCAAAAAGACATTTCCACTTTTCAAAGAAGATGCAGGTAGTTCGTTATATGAATGGCAGTTGAGAGCATACATGATGTTATATGACAGAGAATATGCCTTCTTGGATTACTGTTTGATACAAACGAATCCGGCATTGATACCTGCTTGGGAGCCATTGGACATGCATAAGGTAAATGAATTGCCATTAAATATGCGAGTTACGACATTAAGATATGATCGAGACTACATGTTGGAAAGTCAGATAATCGATAGAATCGAGTTAGCGAGAATAGAATGGGAGAACTTAAAATCACAATTTAATATAAAGTAAAATGACAAAAGTAACAGGGAAAATCCTAGAAATAGGTGAAGTAAAAAAGGTTTCAGAAAAGTTCCAAAAATTGGAGTTTGTTATTGAAACACAGGAACAGTATCCGCAAGTGTATGCAATACAGTTGGTACAGGATAAAGTTGATGTAATCAAGTTCTACAATGTAGGATCAATTGTTGATGTAAATGTCAATATCAAAGGAAGAGCATGGCAGAATCCGAATACATTGGAGACAAAGTATTTTGTTACACTGGAAGCGTGGTCAATTTCATTGAAAGATTCTGCACCAGGAAGTAGTAAATTAGGAAATATTGAAGAATCCTTCCAAGAGGATGCAATCCGACAAATGGAGGAAGATCAAGATGAACCATTAGCATTTTAATAACTAGAATATGAAAATTAAAGATGTATCAGATTTGAGTACAATTGCAGACGATGTTGTTGCAGTAATTGAAAAGCACTTGGCAAAGACAGGACAGTCTCCTACTGGATTCGCAAACAAAGTAGGTGTTCACCCCTTGCAATTGTTAGGTTTTTTAAGAAGAGAAAGAGGTATGCACATTGACACTATCGAAAGAATAGGAAAAAAGATGAAGGAGAGTAAGGTGTAAAAACCTTACTTTTTTTCGCTTTTCTTGTTCGGTATATCTAATTACTTCGTATATTTACAGGAACAAAACAAAACAAAACATGAATAAAAATCTAGAAATGCACAATTTGAATAATCCTGCTTTTTGTGAAGCAAAGGGATTAAGTAATGTTTGGAAGGCTTATGCTGATAACTGTTCGAGAGAGGACATTATGGAAGTTGGCTTCAATCACAACAGTGGTTATGTTTACATAGCATTGGAGAACGGAATCTCAATTTGTTCGATGTTAGGAAGAGAAGTAGAATATCTCGTTACTAATTTTGAAGATGGAGAAGAATTGTTCTATAATGATTATGAAGAAGCATTGCAATCAGATGTATTTAGTAAGTAAGAAACAATCATGGAAAATAGGTCGCAATGGCCTATTTTTTTGTCATGTCAGTAATGATGTATATATTTGTGGAATAGCCATTTCATTCATGTGCTATGTTTTGTTTGAGCAAGGTGGTGTACTATGTATATCACCTTGTTTTTTTTAGATTAAAAATTATGAATAAGACAATGAAAGTAGTTAGATTGGTAATAGGATTGACTTTTTTGCCGTTGGTATTTGCGGTGTATTTGTTGGATCGAATAGCATCTGGATTGATTGCACCGCATTATGCTCATCCTGCATTTCCGATGTGGTGTCAGCCAAATTTTGGATTGCTAGGTTTTTTAAGAGTAACAGTAATAACAATAATTTTAGCAGTAATATGGATGCTACTATGAACATCAAAGAAAGAAGTATCTCCGAACTAAAAGGAGCAGATTACAATCCTAGAAAGTTGAATATGAAAGACTACAAAGGATTGAGAGACAGTTTGAAAAAATATGGCTTCTTGGATCCTGTATTAGTTAACACGTTTACCGGAAGGGAAAATATAATCATTAGTGGGCATCAGAGAATGAGAGCGTGGAAAGAACTTGGACATGAATCAGTACCAGTAATTGAATTGAATCTGTCAGAGGAAGATGAGAAAGAATTAAATATCAGAATGAATCGAAGTGCTGGTATGTTTGACTTCGAGAAGTTAGGTGTAATGTTCTCAAAAGAAAAATTAGAGGAGATAGGATTCAATAGATCAGAACTGGAAAAAATTGAAGGTGAATTTGAAAGATCATTGAAGCAGTTTGACAATAATAACTGCGAGTATCCGATTGTACCAAAGTTCAACGAGAAGTATGATTACATGTTGATAGTTTGCGAAAATGATATGGATAATTTGCGATTACGAACTACACTGGGAGTGGATAAGTTAAAGTCCTACAAGAACTACAAGAACGAGAAAGATAAGATAGGAAAAGGTTATGTAGTGCCTTACAAAGAGTTCATGTCTAAATTCGTAGAAGGTGATGGAAATTTGTAAATTGATAATTTTAAGTCATAAGAGAGCAAAGACAATTGTTACTCATAAGACAGTTGCAAATTGTGCAGTTTGTGTTCCAGAAAGTCAAGTCGAGGAATATAAGCAATATGTTGATTGTGAAATTATTTCGCATCCGGACACTGTTATAGGTTATGCAGCAAAAGTAAAATGGATATACAAGCATTATCCGAATGTATTTATGTTGGATGATGATATGGATTACTTGTTGAATTTGTATGATGAAGAAAAGAAAACTCACGTGGATCCGTTGGACATTTACTATTTAATCCAAAGTAATGCAGATGTAGCAAAACAACTTGGAGTAAAATATTTTGGGTTTGGTAAGATGAATAAGCCATTGATGTACAAAGGATTGAGACCACTGGAACTGACTGGATTTGTAATTGGAGGACAAATGGGATTTCTTGAAGGATTTCAGATGGATGAAATGCCTGATGAAGTAATAGGATCCACAGATTATTTTTTGAGTGCGTTAAATGCCCACTACAATAGAATGACATATATTGACCAAAGATTTGCCTTTTGTAGCAAAGGAGGTACCTTCAAGAGTGAAGGAGGCATGGCAGACATTAGGGATCTGGAATCAGAAAAGAAAGATTTGTTGGAATTAAAAGCAAAGTTTGGTGATGCAATTGAATTAAAGAAGTCTACTGCATTACGAACATTGCAGCACCAGTATGAAAGAACACTAAAAATCCCGTTTTGATGAAAAAGTCTCTAAAGAAGTTCTATGAGGAAAAAAATGAAGAGCATGGCGAATCAGTATTAGGTTGTGCTTGGGAAAATGAAGAAGCCTGTGAAACAAGATATGAGATTACAAGTAGTTTGTTGCAAGACAAAGAGATAATCATTGCAGAGTTTGGTGCTGGAAATGGAATCAATTGTCATAATTTTTTCGGCTTCAATAAGAACCGCTACATTGGAATAGAACCAATGTCATTTTTTTTCGAAAGATTGCAATTAAGATTAAGGAATTATTCTAGTTGTCGTGTAGTGAATGAAAGTATCCAGTCATTTGCAGAAAAATGGAAGAATGAAGAAGATTTCAAAAGATTTTACCAATTTGATTATGCAACTTGCATAGGAGTGTATTATTTGAAGTTAGATGCGGATCCGGAGGAGTATTATCAAGAAGCACTGGAGAGTATTAAGAGCATGCTTGAAATGGCAAATCGGGGGTTGATATTTAATGCCTTCCAAGATAATGTAGACTTCAAGGATAAGGAACAGTTTTATTTCAATCTGCCTAGATTATTAGAAGATATTAGCAATATGGGTTACAATAAGTTGGAGTTGATCAGTCGGCCAGATTGTAACAGGTTTGAATTTTTTCTGAAAATAATGAAAAAATAATTTGGTATAAACACAATTATTCCGTATATTTACTTGTATAACAAAACAAGTAATATGAGTGAAAATTTTACACCAACAACGAAGGGTGGCTACAATCTTTATCATGTAGTCAGTGCCTTTCAAAAGTATGTCCGTAGAGGCATGGAACATGAAGCAATGTATATGGGAACCGAAATGCTGATTTCGGGATTTCATAAGTATGCGTGGTATCGAATGCGAGTCATTGCTTCGGAAGATGTAGGTCTTGCTAATCCACTAGCATGTGTTCAAGTCAATGCATTGTATCAAACTTTCACTGATTTCCAAAAAGATAAGCGAGAAGGTGCTTCACATCTCGTTTTTTGCCATGCACTAATCTTGTTAGTACGAAGTCCAAAGTCAAGAGTAATTGACAATCTATTTTGTAAGTATGTAGATTTAAGGCACATGATTCACCCTGTAACAATACATGATTATTGTTACGACCAATTTACAGATGTTGGTAAAAAGTTAGGTCGAGGAGATCAATTCTTCTTTGATGAATCTGCCAAACTCAATAACATTCCGGCTGATATGTTTGATGAAGAAATGAAACTTCACAAGGAGATGGAAGAGATGTACCAATGGAAAAAAGAGAAGAAAAAGGTATCTTTACACAATCCAAATAAAAGTTTGTTTGATCAAGAATAAAAAAAAAGGTATGACAATCAAAGAATTGAGAGAAGAAGCACAGGAGTTAATTGCTTGTGGAAATTCGAATGAAATAGCATTCGGATCTGGAATGTTAAAAGTAATTCAGTTAATCGATCAGAAACAAGTTCATGAATTATGGACTGATGATCTAGGAGAGACAGAATTAGTACTAAAGTATAATGAATTGTATGGAAAATAAAAAAAAGGCACTAGTAATAGTTGCACACAATGATGATGAAGTACTTGGTTGTGGAGGCACAATTAAGAAAATGAGATCAGAAGGTTGGGATGTAGGTGTATTGATTATGACACTTGGAACAATGGAGAGGGGAGAAATCCCCGACTTCACCCAATTGATGAAGCAGAGTTATGATGCATCAGTTCATCTTGGTGCGGGACCAAAAGAAGATAGTCAAAGTTTTGGCTACTGGGGAGTATTCAAGGAAAAGTTTGCTGATCAGAGATTAGATGAGTACACAGAAATTGATATCACAAAGAAAATCGAACTGCATCTAGAAAAATTTCGGCCACAAGTTGTGTTTACTCATTTTGAACATGATATCAATAAGGATCATGAAATTGTCAGTAAGTGTGTAAGAGTAGCGTGTAGAATGCAACCGAATACATTTGTTGATGCACTTTATGAATTTCCTGTATTGAGCAGTAGTAATCATAACTCTGTTCGTTTTGTACCAGATATGTATGTAGAATTGATAGAAGAAGAGATAGCAGCAAAAGTGTCAGCAATGAAATGTTACAAAGTTGAGTATACTGGCATGAGAAGAGAAGAGCATATTAGAATTACTGCAATGGCTAATGGTATTGATGTAGGTTTTACATCGGCAGAAGTGTTTAGAACAGTTCGTAGAAGGAAAAAAAACTTTGATATTTGACGAAAATAAATACAAAATTATTTTGTATATCCAAATCAATGTCGTATCTTCACTAGGTAATCAAAACAAAACAAAGAATGAATGATTTAGAAAAAGCAAAATTCAACCTGTTCTACAAGAAACAGGCAGAAAAACTAGCACAACTTATTGCTATTATCGAAAGTAGTTTAACTGATGTCAATATCAGTGATGAGCAGAGAACTCGCAACGAGACTGTAATCAAAATGTACAAAGTGCAAATGCAAGAATGTATCAATAGTCAAATCTAAAAAAAAAAGTTATGGGATTTTTTAGTTGGAAAACACAAGACACAGGTAGATCAATTGCAAATTGTCATTCTGATATGCCAACCTTTGGAGTATGGATGCTCGATGATAAAGGCAATAAATGGTTTGAACCTAGTTACAATGGCTATGGTGATTTTGGAGGTAAAGACTTCTATGAGTTACTGGCAGAAATGAATGGTCTAGAATCAGACAGGTCGGAAGGAATTACGTTAGCATTCAGTGGTAAAAAGTTCAAGTCTCCTAACTTGGTTGAGAACGTCAATAAATGGTACTATACGCAAGAAGGGCCAAAAGATTGTGAGTTTCAAGGTTACTTCTATTGATTTGTACTATGGAAAAGAAAGTGTGGTACAAATCGGTTATTACAACCGAAGAACAAAATGTTGAAATCTTCCCAACAGAAGGGTTTGATGGCATTATTATACAAACAAAGGAATTGAATGATAAGACATATAGCCCAAGGTTGTATCTCAACAAAGAAGAAATGGAACTTCTAATTCTCAAAATGAGAGAAATAATGGATTACGCAACTAAAAACTAAATAACTATGAAAATTATCATTGACAGAACAAACGAGGAAAGACAAAGTGCAATTGTAACTATTGACACTAAAGATTGTACTTATATGTACTCACTAAGAAATGCTCTTAAATTA